CCGTCGCTGCTGAAGATGTAGGTTTCCAACGCCTGTATGAAACAGTTATTGAGCAAAAGGGTGGGCATTTAGAATACCGTTCATCCAAAGCATCTAACAAAGGACTCAAACAGGGGCTTATGAATCGCCTTCGAGTTTGGTTTGACCGTAAATTAATCATATTCCCCTATGGTTCTGATGATATTAGAAAAAAGGTTAACATTATTCTCGATGAATTAGAAGCGCATGTATGGAAGAAGGGGGAGATTGTTGATGTTGGTAGGCATAACGATACAGTTATGGCTATGGCTCACGCAATAGACCAATTCAAACCAAAACAAAATAACTTTATGCCTATGGTTTCCAAGACAACTAGCATGGGTGGTTGGTCTAAGGACAGAAAAAATCCGAAAGGCATTAATCGTAGACCCGGAACAGGTAAATATGTACGCTTTTGATACAATATATGATAGGATAATATCTATCAGTAATAAATTATGTCAATCGTGAACATGAGTTTATTTGGGATTGGGCTTGTTATAGTAGAAATTGTCTTTTGGTTAGTCGTAATCAAATGGGTTTATAAAAGAAGAAAGGCAAAAAAGTCTATTTGGAATAAAGAACCTTGAAATAACAGAACATAAGTAGGTTTTTTCATGGCATGGTGGAACCCATTTGATAAATCGACTGTTGGTGCGAAGGAAACTGTTCCTTTGAGGACAACTGCGAGTAAAAATATGAAAACTCCATTTGAAGTTTTGTCTGCTGGTATCAGTAACATTGTAAAAGATACTGAAAGTATGACTCAAGATACATTTAATAACACTAATGAGTTTGATTTGTATGACGACATGCTTAACTTTGACCCGGAATTAAACGGGGCAGTAAGGACTATTGCTTTGACCGCCAACAAATACAAACTAATAGGTGGACGCAACGCTCAAATCCGTAATGCTATTAATGAGTTAACAGAAGATGTTCTCGATTTTGACGATTTCCTAATCAATGCCATGCGTAATCTAATGGTTTACGGTAATGATATTAACAAACTTGTAGGTAAATCAGGGGTTGGTATTACTCAACTTCAGTCCCTACCAATCAGTCAGTTAACAATTGTAGATGATAGAAAGATACCATTTGCAGCAACTAAAGACTATGCAATAATGAAAGGTGTATTTTATCTTTACAAAGAGAATGCTGTAAATAGTGCTAAGTATTTAGCCAGTGAAATTATGCACATTAAAATTGACTACCGTTCTAACTGGTACATGGACCGAATGGGTCGCTGGACTTACGGTATATGGGGAGCATCCCGCTTCTCCGCACTTAAACAGGCTATTCGTGCAAAGTATAACAGTATGAATAATCGTATCGCACTCGAAGATAGTCTAACCAAGCAATACATTACTATTGGTCCCGAGGCTATTGAGAATATCCAAGACCCGGATGAGGCAGCAGAACGCCTTGAGAACATTATGGATAGTGTAGGCTCCCTCCTTGACGGACTACGGTCCGACCAAATACCAATCCTACCGCATTATGTTAACATGGAGTTCGTGGACCTAAAGAATACAATCCCCGATAATTCTTCATTCTTAGACAATGTTAATGCTGACATCTCAGCAGTACTACATGTTCCTCGAGTATCAATGGGACAGGAGCGAGGGTCAACCTTTGCTGCTACCTTTAACGCATCCCAGTGGTCTGTTCAGTCAATTCGTAGATTACAAACTATTCTAGGCCAATCCATTAGTAGTCTATTCTCAAAGCATCTTGAATTACTAGGTATTGCTCACAAGAAATCAGACATACCATTATTAGTGTTTGACCCTATGGATGAGGAGTCGCCATTTGAAGAAACCCGTCGTGTGGTTCTATCTTACCAATCGGGAATTACTACTCTAAATGAAGCAAGAGTTGATTTAGATTTACCTAGAGAATCTGCTGAGTTAGGCAAACCAAGCTATAACAGCCCAACCACCGAACCAATGGGAGACTTGCCTCGAGAAAACGAGAATAAGCCGACCGATGAGGAAGTGGAACAAGATGGTGAAGAAAATGAAGAATAAAGCAAAGTCTTTTAATGACCGTATGGTAAGCAGAACAGTTTTACCGGCAATATACCTTTGGCTTCTTGCCGCAGGTGCAATAGTAGGTATGGGTATTTTCAAACCCGATGTCGTTCTTGCTAATCTTGATGGGTTTATCGCACTTTTAGCAATTATTAGTGGTGTGGCTTTACCTGCTCTTACTACGGTTCTCCGTATGTGGGAGTCTGAGCAAAGTCAAGAAGTTGATAATATCCCAATTGAATTAAAGCATGAGCGTGACCGTGATTCTTCTATAAAAGAACATGCTATTGAATTAGAAAAGATTGCTCAGAAACATGAACATCTTCTAGCACAAATGGCTCAAGAGCATACACAAGATATGGAAAAAGTACGGGGCGACTTGAACATAAAAACTTTGAACCCTGCTAAGGAAAAGAAGTGATACCTTGAGTCTTTACATTGACTATATTCTAACCCACGAAGGGTTAGAAAGTATATGGGGTTCTGAATTACCAAAGGCTAGTGAAAAAGGCTATCCCGGCATATATGATAAAATGTGTTACTGGGTCTTGTTTGAGGATGGGGTAGCAATAGCCTACACATCATCCTTAGTTATGAGTGACAAATATGCCTTTGTCGGTAACACATATGTTCGTAGGGGTTGGAGAAACAAAGGGCTACATTCTATACTACTTGAGTATAGAAACAATGCTCCCCACATGAAAAATCGCACAAAAATAACTGTGATTAACCCAACCGAAGAATCTAAAATGCACCATTTAGTAAAGGTTGTTAGACGACTTGGTTATAAGAAAGTTGAAACGATAGACGATGTATCGGATATAATGCCGGAGTGGTTGTACCATAGTATTACTCAGCCGGACCAAGAAATATGGAGGTTAGATTATGACATCGCCGGATATTCAAGCCTCATTAGAAAATGCTGAAGAAATTGCTCAATTAACAGGGCGAGATAAAGGTGATGTAATAGCAGACCTTCTCGATGATGGTAAACTCAATAACTCAAATGCCATGAAGGAAAACACTACGGCTCTTGACCGAGCCACCAGTGCAGCAAAGGCCACACATAAACTGCTAATAGCAGTTATCCCTATATTGATTCTTCTAGCAACAAGTGGTTTAGAATTAGGTGGTATCATAGACTTAACACCTGCTGGTGCAGACGACCCTTTTTGGGAAGGCGACCCAAATAATCCTGAACCTAAACATGAAATCTATTGGGGTTGTATGGATTCTTATGCAGAAAACTACGACTCAATGGCAAATGAAGATGATGGTTCCTGTCATTACAAAGATGAAGACATATACGGCTGTATGGATAATATGGCTATGAATTACAATTATGAAGCAACAGTTGATGATGGTTCTTGTGAGTATGAAGAACCGGAAGAAAACTGTACTGGTTCTTTTTACAGTGCTTCAGTAGAATTAATTACATCTAATAATACAACAGATTTGAAAATCTATTGGGATGCTGATTGGTCTTGTGAAGTAGAACAGTATATTGAAGTTGATGTTGTTATTAAATGGACTGGAAATCAAACTTATTATTATAATAACTTTGCAGGTTACAATACAACAGGTGACGAAATAGATAACAAGGTCTTTACTAAAATAAATATACCAACTAATGATTCATTCGATGTATGTCTTATCATTTGGGTTGAGTCTAATGATGGTTGGAAGCAAAACGATGAGTGGAACCAAACAGAAATTAAAACATAGAGGGATTGAAATGGCAGAATATCAAGGTAAAAAAGTTAAACTAAACAAACCATTCCGTACTCCGGGTAAATCTAAAAAGTTTGCAGTATATACTAAGAACGGTTCCGGTACAGTAGTTATTGTACGATTTGGCGACCCTAACATGGAAATTAAGCGTGACGACCCTAAGCGTCGTAAAGCATTCCGAGATAGAATGAATTGCAGTAGCCCCGGTCCAAAGTGGAAGGCTAATTACTGGTCGTGTAGAATGTGGTCTACTACTCCGGTAAATAAAATGAGTAGTGATATTGATAAGTCGGAAGATACCGTAGCAGATGTTATGAGCGATTGTGGCTGTAATGATTGTGGCTGTGTTGAGGCTGCGGAGCCTACACCCAAAGATGATGAAAGCCACGGCGAGTATATGTCCCGCTGTGAAACAGCAGGTTACAGTACTGAAGAATGTATGGCTGCTCACGACGGTCACACCTTTGCTGAAGAAGCAGTAGAGTATGGTACTTGTCCTCCCGGTCAAGAAATGCAAGATGGAGAATGTCGCCGTGTAGCAGTAACACTTGATATTGACATTCTTGAAGTCCAAACTTCAATAGTCGCTACTACTGGTGAAACAATAGTTAGAATCAGTGGTACAGCATTCCACGAAGGAGTTAACAAAAACTCATGGGGCATCCGTCCCGAATTAGCCGCTCGCTTGGCTGATGAAATGGTTGGGGCAGATGTCACACTAAATCATCCTGAAGCAAAAGGTGGTAGATTCAGCCGTAATATGGACGGTGGTGTTGATGAAGCAGTAGTAGGTACTGTTACTGAAGCATCTTATCATTCTCGAGAACATGGTTACTTAGTAAAGTATGTAGCCGAGATTCGCAGACCTGAATTATTTGAGGCTCTTGAATCGGGCCTTTGGATGAAGGCTGATTACGGAGTATCTATTGGCGGTACCGGCATCCCCACAGAAATCATCGAAGCCGATGAAGAAGGTGGCCGCCCTACCATGTGGTTTGCTGATGATTTTTCCTTTGACCACCTCGCAATAGTCCATAGGCCAGCATATTCTGAAGCAAATATCGAAACAGTTGAAAGGGTTGAGGCAAATGAAAGTATTAAGTATCAAACCACTGGTAGGCCAAAACAGTCGAAGGTGAACAATATGACCGAAGATAATAGTGAAATAGAAAACATGGCTTCTGAACTGGAAGCATTAAAAGCATCTCTTGTATTAAGTGAGGCTCGAAACTCCGAGTTTGAAACCGCACAAGTAGCAAGAGTCGAAGAGACAAGAATGGAATTGGTACGCAAGGCTTCCGATATGGGACTTAACGGCCATGACGACTTTACAATGGAAACCCTAGAAAGCATGATTGCTTCTTGGGACTCCTCCCGCCCAACACCAGTCAAAGAGACTATTGTTGAAATGGCACCAGTCGCTACAGTAACTTCTCAGCCTGCTGAGATTACTGAAGAAGTGTCTGAAGAACCAATTATCGCAAACTACCTCAACGGAGTATTAGTTGAGTCCTCAGAATCCCTCTATGCAAGAGCATACAACAGTTGGGTTAATGCCTACAACGGTGTTATTGCATCTGATTCCGGCGAAAAACCGGCTCTAAAATACGAGGAAATAAACCAATAATGGAGATGATGAAAAATGAGCGCATATAGTGGACTAAGCCCTGTAGACTGCAAGGATATTCAAAATACTTTTTCGCAAAGTGGTTTGCTTGTCAAGTATAATGCGGCTGGTATTCAAATTACCAACGCAATAACCGACCTACCTATTGGTGTCACAATTGACGAATCAAGTCGTGACGCTGCTGGAACCCTTGAGGCGGCTGGTACTGGAACAGTATCAATCGTACCTCTATCCGGCGTACAATGGCTTCGATGTGTCGGTGGAGGTGCCATAAAAACTGGAGAATCTCTTTACTGTACTACCACCGCTCTTGGCGATGGATTCGTTAACACAACTGCCGCAGGTGCGGTCTTTGTAGGATATTACATGGGTGAAGATGGTGTAACACCAGCAGCCGGAAGCCTAATAGCAGTTAACTGTCGAGCGGAGATGGCTTGATAGTAGAAAATGAAAATATAGGAGATGATTGATATGGCAAACGAAACATTAGAACAACTATTGAATGTATCTGCGGCTACTGGGCCTTTCGGCAAAGGAGATGCAGTACTAGAACAAACACTTAGGGACTTTATTCAATTACAGTCCACAACTATCGCTATCGGTACAAACCTTGTAGGACAGCGAAATGTTAACTGGTTGACCTTCACATGGTACACTGGCGCACAGGGAACCTTCGCATACCCACTAGACGACAACGCAGTTGTTGACCCAACCAAGATTGGAACAGCAAACTACTCCGTCAAACTAGAAAAGGGTCAAGGTCGCTGTGTCTTCCTAGACTCCACACTACTTCGTGGCGAAACATGGGAAAACATGAACCGTCAACAGATGGCTATTATCCAAGCAAGAGCAGACTTGATTGACTCCCACATACTAACAAAGTTAGTTGCTGGAGCAGGTCAAGCACAAGCCGCTACTGCACTATGGGCCGCTGGTGGAGCAGACCCCGAAGCAGACATTCTAAATGCTATGGACCTTATCTTTGCTAACGCAAGAGTGTCCGGTAATGAAGGACTATCTTTGGTACTTCCAGCAAGTCTAAGAGCAGACATGTTGAACACACGCCTTTACACAAATGTATTAATGTCCCTCCAAGAGAGACTAAACTCAATGATTACACTTAATGTATACTACACCCGTGACTATGGTAGCGCAACATCGGCTATCGTTGCTGGTGGAGCAGGTACTGTCGGTGCTTTGCTACTCATTCCGGGTGCAGAAACCGCTGAGTTTTTCCAGTACAACGGTGCTGGATTCCAAGAGACTGAATTAACTCGCATCGAAGGTGTCGGTTACTCATGGCTTTTGACTTCCTACATGGGAACAGTTATTCACGAAATGCAAGATGGTGCAGCAGCAGGTAAGAACATGCGTATCTGTACCATTACTGGTACTGTCTGATATTGAGGGTTAATCTTGTCTGACAAGACTAAACTACTTAGACAGTTAAAGAGTAAAGGTATTGACGCACCATTAGGTGCTAAGATGGCAGATTTACGCCATATGGTTGACTACTGGATAGACGGACAGGGTTACTTGTTTAGACTGGCGATACCGCCAAGTCGAAAACCCGACAACCCTGCTAATCTATTAGAGTTTGGTAGCATTTACTGGGTTCCAAACAGTGAGTTTGCACGAATGATTGCCAAGTCTCAATTAGTATTTATTATGGGTAGAGCATTTAATGTTCCTGAAGGCTGTATTACTCTTGATGTTCCAAAAGACTTTAACGACAGATGGGGTGTGAGTAAATCTAATGGCAGTAACAACTGATAACATTCGAGACCTTCTCAACAGACCAAAGGGTCTGAATGAAGGCACCATTAGTGAAATGATTACCATTCGCACTAATGAAGTAACTAAGGTTGCCCGTGGTGCAAAGTATGGGGTTGAAGCAGCAAATCAAGTCACTACGGACTTAAAAGAAGGTGCAATTAAAATGTTAGTTGCACTGGATTGTCTTAACATTCTTATTAACACGGTACCAACCTATTATAGTGAAGATGAGCGCAGCGGTAACGACCGGAGATTTGCTGAACAGATAAAAGTCTTTGAAAAAAGAGCAGATAAAGCACTGAAATTAATTTCAGAAGCCGAAGGTTCAGCATACGCAAGCGGTAATACAGCAACTCGTCTATCCTCGAGTTGATGTTAAATGGTTGATAGATACTGGATTAGCAATCAAACTAGCAGTACCGCTAAAACAGCCAATACTGCTGGTAATTGGAATACTGTTGCTGACAGTAGTGGTTCATCAGGTGTTCCAGCAATCGGTGACGATTGCATATTTGGTCACGCTGATACTTTATCAATGGGTAGAGGTAGTGCTTTATGCTCATGGGATTTAGCCCAAGTCAACAGTATTACAACTCTTAATGATTATAGATATGAAACTAAGGTGGTACTATCAGCGATTATTTTTGCTGCAAGCGCAAATACATTAAAAATAACAGAAAATTGGAAGGAGTATGGTTATAGAGTTGGAATGTGGATTACTATTAGTGGTTCAGCCAGCAACAGTGGTTCTTTTTATATTAGTGCCATAAGTGCTGGCTTAATGACTATTAATGCAGTATCAGCAGATGAGGCAATCGGACCAAGTATTACAATTAATTCCGAATCTTCAATTGATTTAACAGTAAGTACTCTTACAATTAGATTACTGGCTCTTGATGGCACCTTAAAAAATACAAGCGGAAGTAATAAAACAGTAAGATTTGTTGGTGCTTTAGGTGCTAATAATAGATACATTACTAATGACCTATCCGCTTCTATACTAAATCAAGATGATATTACATATGATATTTCAACAGGTTCAGGTGGGACTATTTCGTTTGACGATGGACCGTACCCCAAAGTTACTTGTACAGAAATAAGAGTTTTTACATGGGACTATATTGCACCACCAACATCAACAGCGCATGGTTCTGTTTCTTTTTATTCCCTTAGTATTAGTAATGCTGGCGCAAGTGTAAGTTGTGCTGCCACTGACCCTAGAAATGATGTTACAAAGATATTCAAAGTATTAACTACTTCCACTTTTGTTTTTACACCAACTCTATTTGATGCCGGACTATCTACTTGGCATTTCAAAATGAATGGTCCTTTTCCATTCCCTACAAGTGGTATAGGTAATTATGGTGCCGGTGATGGTACCTTCATGGGTCTATGGTATAATGTTGTATTAGATACACCGGCAAGTGCTGGACAAGTATGTAGTATTTCTGCTGGACGGACATTAAATGTTAACTCATTAACCGTTGAAGGCGGTGCTGTTTTACAAGGTGCTTTTACTAAAAATAGTATTGGTTCTTCAGCAATTGTCTCAGTAAGTAGACCTACAATTAATGGTGCTTGGAACTTTTCACAGGTAGCAGATGGTATCTATTCTTCCATAGTATCTGA